TTGCCAAATAACACAGTTACTTGATATTGGGCTACATGGTCTATTATCTAAGTTTAGAGGTTTCATATTATAATATACTAATTATTATTGAGAATTGCAAGTTTTGAGTGTTTGATTACATCCGCACCCACATGAACTAATAGGTTGGCTGCAACATGTAGTTACGGGTGTGCAAATATAATCCGGGTCTCTCAATGCATCAAGATCAATAAGTTCTTTCTTGACTAACCATTTTTCTTCATCTTCTGGACAACAGTTTGATATACCATACCTAAGTCTCATTACTTGTTTATAATATATCTCTGATGATCTACATGTTATCTTCTCATACTTCTCTATATCACATGTAGGAGTTGAGTATCCAGGTTTTACTTTTCTTTTTGGAGTAGTGATTGGACACACCCAAAATAAGTCTTCAGTTTCTATACACTCTCCAAATATTTCTAAGTTATCTGTATCAGGATAATCTACAGTCCATCCTTTAAGACAGATCTTTCCACTGTCTTTTCCTGCTGCTAAACTTAATTCAACAGTTTCATCATTGCAGTCTATATATTCATATTGTTTAGTAGTAGTGCTATAGTTAGTAATTCTATTACATAAACACGGAAGAACTGGTGCACATGCTGGACAATCTATAAATGATGCATCTACAGTTACTACACCTGGATTTATTGGAATATCAACTTCTGCTGGAGTCCAACATGTATCACATCCTTTTATTTTTATTACTTCTCCTAAATATATAGAAAGGTCAGTATAAGTATATATTGGATCTTCTATCTCATTACAATCTTCAAGTATATAATATTGTCTTAGACATTCTACACATGTTGTAAATAAAGTTATTATAATTATAGTACTTAGACTTGGAGGCTGAAAGTCAATTAATTCAACTAAGTAACAACCACAATCAGTTTTAACTACTTGATCAACATACAATGATAAATCATCATATGTATATTTTATGTCAGAACTGTTTTCACAACTTGTAAGTTTATAAGCAATGATAGGTAAACAATCACCACATGTATCAAATGTTTGTAATACAATTACATTCACGGGACAGTCACATTCTTCTACACTTTCCGTTACTGTCCAACATCCTTCATATCCAGATAGTGTAACTACAGAAGTTGTATTTACATATTGAGATAAAGATTGTAGTGTTGAATAGATAATCTCACCAGTATCACAATTAGTTAGCTTATAACATACTATAGGACAAACATTATCAACACAAGGGCCTCCTTCTATGATTTTATATTCACCTACTGTACCTGTTACAAATGGATAAGTCAATGAACAGAATTTAGAAGGACTAGCTTTGGTTGTTAAGTCACCGTCACAGTTAATGTATGTTATAGATGTTGCTATACCTGTAATTTCAAAACATCTACATTCACAAGGTAAAGGAGTAAAGTCATCTACTTGAATATCTTCAATAGCATTATTACAAGTACCTGAATTTATAAGAACATACCATGTTCCGTCAATTGGACCATCTATGTTATATATAGCAATAAATGTATCAACATAATCTGATAGATCAACTGTAGTATTAATAGAGCCACCTTCACAGTTATATAGTGTATAACATATTTTTTTGCATGTTGCACAATCTAATACAAAGTCTGCACAGTCTGTATTAGTATCTGATTTAGTATCAAAAGTTAAACCTTCTATAAATGGAGGAGCCTCCGGTAAAGCACCGTAATCAGTGATATCATTTATTGGAGCTACACCTACATCTTGTATAGTTAAACTATAACATATGTTTTCTAAACCATTTACAGGAGTACTTAAATACTCATATACTCCTTCAAAATATTCACTTGTTGAATAAGGTCTAAAATATAATACTGTAGTACCACAACAAGACTCATATCTTAAATACTGCTCTACAGTAGGACAGCTAGGACAATTTTCTGTACTACTACAACTACTTCCTTGAAATAAAAAATCAGCAAGTAGAGGTCCTGTAGTTTCTATTGATGATTCTAAAAATGTAATTTTGTAACAAGCACCTGGTTCAAATGTAAATCCTCCAAATTCAGTAGGTATTGAACCATCATAAGAATATACACCATTTGTACTTATAGTAGCATCAGAAATATTTAATGTTATTATATTAGTAGCATCACAACATGCATATACTTCACAAGCAACGGGTAATGCTGGGTCACATGCTTCACATTTTGCATTTAGACATTCTTCAGTTATTGAAAAATCAGCAGCAATTGGAGCATTTGGTAATGATCCAGAAGAGGTGCCTCCATTTATTATAGTATAACAATAATTATTTAGAAAAGACACTCCATTAATGACAATATCCGCACCATCATATACATATACACCACTTGCCAGAGTGCCTCCAGGAATGCGGAAATCTGATAGTTGTGTTCCTAGTTCAGGACAACAAGGTGTAATTGTATAATAATTTAGTGCTGCCATTATTGTTTAGTAAACTTTTGTAAGTATTTATACCTGTCTGGTCCCCATACTTTTTTAGTGGGTTGAACAGTTGTTGTTGTATTTGCGGGTTTAATTACTTTATTAATACAATTACTGCATGCACTTTTTCCATCTGCTGTTGTTCTTTTCTGACAGCCGCATGAAAGGTTAGCTCCGCAATTTGCACATTTAGACATAAGTTGTTGGTTTTTAATTATTTAACAATTAGTACAATTCATTTTATTTAAAAGTTTTAAAGCATAATTGTATAAGCTCATTCCTTTCTGGGGCTCATGACAAAATTCTACTTTTCCTTTTGCTGCTTGAAGATACATAAAAATTAATCTAAGTTCCTCAAGTCTTTGTTTTATTTTAAATGGAGGATCACATGCTGCAGCATCTACATCACATAATATATTGTAGTACTTATTTAATGCTTGTGTGATTCTCATATGATTATATTCTACATATACTGTTTCATTAGGGGACACACTGTATTTAATAATGTATATACCATCTGGTATATCTACAGTAACTGTTCCACAATCTGTTGTTTGTAGCTGTAAGTCACATGCTGTTATAGTCTCTACAAAATCTTGTGTAGTATCTAGTTGTACAGAGTATCCAAATCCGGGTACTGTTATATTTAATGTTGGACATGTTACCGGAAGCAGTGTAGTATAAACACTTGTATCAAATATCTTTAAGATACATGGGTTCATTACAGTAGGTACCTCTAAACTTAGTATATGATTAGCCATAGTATTTTTATAAAAAAAGGGGAGGAGTTTGAAACTCAGCTCCCCTAATTTGTTTTTAATTTATAAGATTAGTCTGGAAAAACCTGTCCTGGATAATCATAGATTGGAACACATGCATCAAGACATAAATTTTCTTCTATAGCATTGCAATTATTACTACAAGCTGTATCAAGCCAGCTATTAACAAAAGTTTCAAATGCAGCTTCAGCACCATCTGTAATAATCTCTAACAAGTATTGATCATTATCAAATGTGCTAGATGGATTATTAAAACGTGGAACATTATGTAACAAGTAGTATCTTGTATACAAAAGGTTACGGTCAATGTAAGTAAATACACTTGGTCCTTGTGTGATTTCACGAATCCTTAAATCAGTATGGAAGAAGTTTTGTCTGTATTGTTCAGATAAAATTACATCACGTGCAACTGACTCACCAAGACCCATAGCTTGTCTTCCTTGACATTCTTTAATTACACATACTCCGTTGAACAAACATGGATCACCATTAAGATCAACTTCAGATGCATAAATTCTAACTGGCTCAACTTCATAGAAGTCAGTCAATTGGAATGTACAATTTTCAAACTTAGTATCTACATAAGCACCTACTAATACTAAACCTGCACATTCACCGTCAACATGTCCTGTAGATACATAGTGATCCCAAGTATCAACATCTTCATTAGCTAAGAAAGTAGCATCTGTTCCTGGAGCATACCAAGGAGTACCAGATTCATCAATTAAGATAGGTAACAAGAATGGAGAGATAACAGGGTATCTTACAATTGCATCAGCCCATTGTCTAAAGATTAAAGTTGAATCAGTAGCAACTGGAGCAATTGAACCTTCTGGACAACATCCACCAAATGCAGAAGCAATGATATAAGAGTTGTGATTTAACAATCTTAATGCAGGAGAACCTTTAACATCAACACGTAATGTATATGTTTCACCACAAAAGAATTCTTTACAACAGTTAGCGCCAACACCAGCAGTTACTTCAAACTCTGGTTGAACAACCTCAGCAGTACCTGGTAAATCAACACATGGAGCAATAAGATCTCCAGTTGTAAATCCTGAACCACCATTTGTTAGTTCAACAAATGTAACTACACCACCTACTACAGTAATATTAGCATATGCATTTTGACCACCTGCCTCAGCACCTGGAGGACATAATTCAACATCATAGTAAACACCATCAGTAATATCTGATCCTGGATCACCAGCACCAGCTGTAGATAATAATAAAGCTACATCATCTGTATAAGCTGTATTACCTAAATGAACTACTTCATTTTGTGGTAAACATGGATCTACACGGTAGAATTTGCTAACATATCTTCCGTTGATAGTTTTAGATTTGTTAGTCTCTTTGTATCCACCATGAAAAGGACCAATTTTATCATTTTGATAAATTGAACCTGCAGCAAGTACTAAAGGACAACAGTCAGCTGGAGCAGCCGTTTGTAAGCTCCAAGTTTTTGCATCTACAAATGCAAATTGACCACCAGTAAGTATATTACCAGGTGATCCTAATTTTCCAGAAAGCGTGTTTACAAAACCATTGGTTCCAACAAACGTCTTTTGAAAAGCATGATTAAAATAACTCATTGTTTTTTTGTTTTAGTTAATAAATAAATATACTATAATATAGTAAAAGTTTTTCAATAATCCAAATTATTTTAAGAAAAGTAATTTATACTTAGCAGAGTTAATAGAATCTTTAACTAAATCTAGGTTATTTACTATTTCTGAGTAAGGTAACATTCCTTGTAGTTTATTAATCATAGCATACATATCTCTTAGATAAGCTACACCGTCTGCTACTGTGTCAAGAGTTCTTGGAGATACCTCAGAATACTTTAATAGTTTTTCCGCAACTCCTTGATATCCTTCTACAAGAGTATCTGCAAAGTCAGGTAATGCATCATATAATTCATTAAGAGCTTTGTGAGCTGCAAATGAACCATCTCCAGTTACTTTAAGATGTAACTTATGAAAACTTGTTCCAGCATTCATAAGTTCTGATGCAAATGCTGCTACCATATTATCTAAAGAACTACCTCCCACACCTGTACTTGGAGTAGGTTCTGGTTTAGCTGGTTCACTCTTAGGTTGAGTTACTGTTACTTCAGGTCTGCTTAATGTTTTAGCAGGTTCTGGATTTCTCTTTAAAAGTCTTGCTTTTTCTTCCATGATTAGTTATTACGTTCTGCAGTATCTGTACCTCTAGAGAATTGATTTCCTGACTCAATATCTCCAGCTATAATACTCACTGCTTCATCTATTATTAATTCTATTATATCATCTTTAAATTCACATTGTACATTAGCAGTAGATGCTAAACCTGTATATGGATCTACACACCCTTGAACTTGTATCTTTATAGGCTGTCTGTAATATATAAGATCCATTTGTTGGATATTAAATACTCCATCTGTATATACATTTACATCTCCACCTTTGAGAGTAGCAAATGTTTCCGCCCATTCAAAGTTAGGTTGTTTAGCTTTATCTCTGAGAAGTTGATTAAGATTTCCTTCTTCTGCTAAGTATACAGTCATTCTTCTTTTATCACAACAATCTTTTTGAGCAAATACATCTACTCTTTTCCATTGTAAATAATCTTGTGGAAGAACACCCCGGTAATAATAGTCTTTATCTACTGTAGGTAATGTCTCTGTATCTAGTAAGATTTGTAAATCATCTTTTCTACGGGTAGATTGCTCATCACCTTCTCTTACTTGATTAATACCATGTAGCTGTCTTCTAGCCCATTCAACCTGAGCTTTATTAAAAGCCTCAACAATAGCCCAGCATTCTATGTTATCATAGTCTTGACTGTCAAGCTTGTTTATCCTTTCTTTTACTTTTATGGTTATGGTACTATTGAGCATGTCTTATTTTTTTATACCTGTAGTCATTGAAGAAGGAGAATATACTTCTGAATTGCTATTCATCTGAATACCATCTTGAGCTTTCTTCAAAGACTTCATTACAACAGCTTTTCTAGATTCATTAGCTTTTCTAAATGTAATAAGTGGGTTTTCTTTATTAGTCTTTTTCATGTTATCTATTTTTAGCAATTTTCTTAAAAGTAAGAGCTAATGTTTTAGCTTTTCCTGTGCAAGATTTTTTAGTTATTGGAGTACATTTACCAGCAGTACCTCTTTTCTTTATAGAAGCTGTTACATCCTGTATCCAGTTTTTGTCTGACTTCTTTTTAGTTGCCATGACTATTTCTTTTTAACACCACCTTTTTTCATGTATCCCATTTTGTTTCTTACAGTAGTAGGTAATTTTGCTAATCCTACTTTATCTGCAGGAACTGGTTTTAAAGAACCACCTGTAGCCATTTTCTTAGCAGCAGGTTTTTTAGTTGTAGATTTTTTTTCAGGAGTTAATTTAGCATCTTTCATATATTTATTATACAAACTATCTTTAGCTACTTTTACTTTTTTCTCAATTTCTTTATCACTAAGTTTGACACCTTCTTTTTTGATGTTATCAGGAGTATAGTATTTACTTCTAGCATCTTTATCTGCACGCATTATCATTGTACCAGGAGTGTTTAAATCAGATGGTCCGCCAAGATAAGTACTTCCTCCTTTTTGAAACTTAGGTCTAGACATAACACAATTACCATCGGCACCTCTAACCATACCTTGTTTACAAGAAGCTTTTACACCAACAGAAACACCAAATTTAGCTTTAGTAGTTGCAGTATCTTTTTTCTTTTCTTCTTCTTTCTTAGCTTTATTAGCTTTCATTTTATCAGAAATAGCTTTTACTCCAGTACCAACTGCTCCAGCAAGAATGGTTCCTACTCCTAATTTAGAACCTAAGCTATTAAACATATTTTCTCTACATAGAGAACCATCCCAATGGTATCCTTTTGGACATGAGTTTGAACTACTTTCAGATTTCATTTTTTTAGTAGCACCACCTTTTTTAAGAATACGGCCTTGTTCAGATCTTGGGTTATTAGAATATCTGGGCATACCAACTAATCCAGTTGATCCACCATCAGCCATTTTCTTTATTTTCTTTACAGATCCTCCGGCTTTCATTTTGCCACATCCAGTTTTACAAGTTTTCATTTTATGTTATTTTTTATTTTTAGTATTAACAGTTCCACCTTTTTTAAACCAAGGACCTTTAGTAACTTTCAGTTTTGTAGCATTTTTTATATTTTTTTTAGCTTTAGCTACTTCCTTTTTGTACTCAGCACTATTATAATATTTTTGCTTTTCTTTCATTTCTTTCTCAGAAATGGTATTCTTATTAGTAGCAAATCCACCAACTTGTTTTTTTACTATAGATTTAGATGAACCACCTTTTGAATAATTAGATTTGCTAGGTCCCTGCCAAACAGGATGTTTTCCAGAAGGTCTTTCTTTATCTACTGCACCATACTGCATTCTAGGTTTATATGTCCAATTTGAATATTCAGCTTGTTTCTCATAACTTTCACTACTTAAAGGACCTGTTTTAATTTTATCCAATAAAACAGCTCTTTTATCTGCTTTATTTTTTACACGACCATCTTGAGGATTTTTATATTTTTTATTTTTAGCACCCCCGTCTTGCATTTTAGATTTAGTTATTACTTTTTTCATTATATATATTTTAACAGTTCCACTTTCTTAAAGAAAGAGCTTTTCTTGTAGGTCTTCCTTTTTCATCTTTCATTGGTCCAGGCATCCCTGACATTCTGCTACAGAAGCTATGTCTTCTCTTAGCATCTTTACTTCCAGGTTTTAACTTAGAAGGTTTAGTAGTTACAGCTGTCTTAAGCTTACTACCAGGATTTGCTTTTCTATATGAAGCAACACCTTTAGCATTAAGACCACCTGTTGCATTCTTACCTTCTTTTCTTTGCCATGCTGGAGACTTTGCCATTACCTTTACCTTTATATTTATAATCCGGGTTATCTTTATGCCATTTTTTTGTAGCCGCTACACCTTGTTTAACAGTCTTTGCTCTACCTTTTGCAGTAAGATCTATTGTATCCCACTGACCTTTATCTTTGGTAGGATGGTTAACCATTATGTGGCCAACCTTTCCTTCTCCTTTCTTAGTAGTCTTTTTATATACTACATGTTTTTCACCACCGGCAGTAACTTTTACTTTCTTAGCTTTTGCCTGTGCCATGATTATTTTTTCTTAGTTTTAATCATTCCACCTTTTTTAAATCCAGCAGCTTTTTTAATACCTTTGGCTACTTTGTATTCAGGGGTACTTTCAATAGCTTTTCTAATATACTTGCTCTTTGGAACAGCCGTTTTCATACCTTCAACAATTGGTTTAAAAGAATCTGTAAATCCTTTTTTAAAGCCTTCTATAGTACGGCTTGCTTGATCTTTTAGTTTTCTATCAGACTGTGGTTCTTTCTTAACTGTTTTTTTAACAGTACCTTTTTTTGGAGATTGCATTTTATATAGTTTTAAATATTACAAATTAAATCTTTTTACCAGCAGCAATGCTGTTAAATTCTTTTGCTTTTTCAGCAGCCATCTTTTTTACATCTGCCATTAACTTAGCATTCTTCTGAATCTCAGAAGCCCTTTGTAGTGTAGACATAGCAGATTCAATTTCCCATTTTCTTTGTTCTGTTTTACCACCACCAAAAATAGAAATACCAACTGAAGAACTCTTCTTAGCTGGTGTTGATTTAGTTGTTGTTTTTTTAATTGCCATGATTATGCTTTTGTTACTTTTCTTCCCATACCTACTTTAGACTTCTCAGCTTTCTTAGCAGCTAGTTTAGAAGGAGTTAGTTCATACTTTGTTTTAGGAGTATCCTTAGATACTTTTTTTGTAGGCCGGCAGTATTCATTTTTACCACCGGCTCCACAAGCTTTTCCTGATTTTGTGTCTTGCCACTTCTCTGCTTGCCATCTTTTAAGATCACTACCAGCTTTAGTCTTTCTTACTGTACCTGAACCTTTACGGCATTTGGCAATAGCTTGAGAAGCTCTAGCTGATGGAAACACAGCATACTGTGCTTTTACTTTAGTATAACAAGCATCTTTAGGCATTAGTTAAATTTTACCAGCTCTGCCTTTTTTAGCAGCAGATATTGCTTGATTCATTCCTTTTTTTACAGCTCTTGATTTTAATTGTTGAGCAATCATAGCATCCGCTGCATCTGAAGGTCCACCATCTTGTTTTTTCTTCATGGTCATACCATACTTAGCTTTAGGTACAGCAGTTTTAGGAGCAGTACTTGTTCCACCTGAACGTCCTTTAGCTACTTTAGATGCAGCAGCTTTAGGATTAACACCTGGGGTAACACCTTTACTACCAGCAACTTTACCTGCTTGTAACTTAGCATTAGGATTTACCATACCACCCGTTTTCATCATTGAATTTTTCATCATTGTTCCATCAGGCATCCTGTGCATTCCACCGGTTCCCATTTTTCCATCTTTGCTAACCATTTTCTTTTTAGTTGCCATTTTTATTTTAGTTTAAGAATTCCAATACTTTTCACAGGCAGTGTTTAGATCTTTTAAAATGTCTTCATTTAATGGGTTCTTCATGAACTCCACAACATCAGAAACATTTCTACCAAGTAAGCTATTAGACTTAGCATGGTATATAAATCCATCTGCCTTATTTATAATATACTTAAAAAATACGGAATCACGCACAATTGATTTAATTTTTAATGTTTCCATGTCCATATTTGCAGTATCCATAAAGGATTTAGCTGCTCTTTCTTTATTAGTTTCTCCTCCGTCACCATTAATATACCTATCCATATTCTCATAGATAACATCTGATGGGGTAGCTTTTCTATATTGTGTACTATTGATATCTACAACTTTTGCAATGTAGAATAACTTAGCACTGTTTTTATCAAATAATTTCTGAAGTTCAGAAAGTGCTTTGTTACGCAATTTCTTATATTCAGTTCTTACCATTACTGTCTCTTCTTCTTTATCTAAGTAAAACTTAGGAGGAACAGATTTTGATCTAGCATCATCAAAACTTTTAGCTACAATTGAAAACCCTCCGGCCTCAATAGCATAAAGTTTTACTCTATCAAATGGATCTTTTGGATCCAAGTATACTGGTTCATTTCCACAAGAGATAACTATTTTATTCCAGAATTCTGTATTATCTGGCTTAAGTAATTTTACTTTATTCCAAAATTGTAAGTCATCTGTTTCAATATAGTTTGCAGCTAGTTCTTTTTCTAGTTCTGATACTGCAATTCTAATTTGTTTTATTCTTGCTTCTTTTTCTTCTTTAGGTAAATGATTTATCTCTGGAGAAAATTCATTTAGTCCTGTGATGTATCTTACTACACCATTCATCTCTAAACAAGCTAATTGCTCATTATGAGTAACTCCATCAAATAGAGTCATACCATATTCTTCTAATCCCATGTTAGAAGATCTGTTGTCAAAGAACGGTCTGATTGCAATTGCCGTTTTTCTTGCAGAGCCCTTACCGGTCTCTACCATTGTGAAATTTTCCATTGTTGTTGGTTTTTTTATTTATTGGTTAAATTTAATAAGCTTTAATTAAAAAAGGGAGGAGTTACCCCTCCCCGTTTTTATAGTGTCTGGTTAGAATGATCCACCAGTAATTGGATTTCTCATAACAATTTTCAAAACTTTAGTTGGATCTTTAACCCAAATAGCTGGCATTGTTTGAGACATCATAACACGGTATCCATTGAATTGACCAGAAGACTGGAATCCTTGTGACCGTCCCATGTAGTCCATAGTACCATTTTGATACCACCATTTCAATTGATTATCCCAAGATAATTTCAACAAGAAGATGTTGTCATTAGTGTTATCTGTGATATCAAAGATAATGAATGAGTAAGAAGATAATGGGAAACCATCAATGATTGGGTTCTCAATATCATTTGTATGGATATTGTCAAATGCAGGGTTCAATACAAACTTAACATTTGCCAAGAAAGGAATCACATAAGAAGTGTAAGCAAATCCAAAATTCAAATCCATACCTTTACCAGTGATTGCACCGATATCAGCAGCTTGAATTAATAGACCTGAAGATACTGCTTCACGTTTGATAGCTTCATTAACCATACGCATTCCACCCATACCTGTTTGTACAACTAGTGAACGCTTAGGATCTGGACCTTGGAATTCAACTTTACCATTGAAGAAGTTGTAGATCTCTCCACGGAACAAATCAAGTGTAAAGTTATTTTTGTTGTATACTCTTTTGAAAGAGTTATCCAACTGTCTCCAAAGACCTACAGACAATCTTACATCATCTGGACCATCTTGACGTACTCTACCACCATGACCCCACATTAAGTAAGTTTCAATGTCAGTAGCAATTTTAGACAAGTGAGCAGATTCCATAGTGGTCAAGAAAGTTCTTGATAAATCACCATTGTCAAATGCTTTTTTGACTTTGTCTTTACCCATTACTTTAACCATGTCATCCAAAGAAGTAATAGATGGATCAATGTTTTTGTCAAATGTACGCCAGATTTCAGTTACAGGAACTGTACCATCTGCATTCATTCCACCTTTGATCATTAAGTCAGCACGGCTAGAAATAGAATAATGTACATGAGCTTCAGCACCACCAACAAAGTTATAGAATTCACGGAATCCTGCTCTTGTTTGGATGTCAGAGAATCTTTCACCATATTCACCACGGGCAGAACCTTTACGGAAAACTTTAGTTCCATTAGCCAAATATTTGCTATCTAAGTATTTGTAGTTGTCATTATCAACTAATTGTACTGTATAGATGAAAGCATCACCAATTGGCATGATATCTTCTGTAGGTACAATATACATCTCAGCACCGTTGTATTTGTCATAAGTGATTATATCACCATGTCCAAACTCTCTACGGCTTAATTTGATACGGAATGTAGTTCCATCTACACCTTTAAATTCATTATCTGGTTCAATATCCTCAATGATGTAAGATAAATCTACAGACACTGGAGTCTGCCATTTATACTCACCACGAGCATTATCTACCATGATAACATTCTTGCCACCAAATGAAGACATTTGATAAAGTGGCATTTCAACTTTTTGGGACATAGCCCATAAATCCACTGGACCTAAATCCATTGGTTCTGCATCTTTTAGCATATTCACCAGGTGGTATGAATCCACGTGGGAACTTGCGTTGTAAGCGGTATCCCGGAGGAATATACCATTGTTTAAAACTGGAGTTGCCATTTTTATTTATTTATTTAAATTGTTACTAATTAAAATCTCTTGAACATGTTTGATCTTGAGATTGTTCTTTGTTGAGGTTTTGCTGTTCCTCTCTTTTGTGTTTCATTATCTTCCATTAAAACAGATGAACCTAATTTTCTAGACTCTTCAGTCTTTAATTGTCTTACTACTTTTTCTGTGGCTTGTTTACCACCCATGTCTTTAATTTTACTTTTATATCCTTCTGGATCTGCAAGTAACCAAAGAGCTTCAGCAATAAGGTCATGTCTTGGTTCTACAAACTGATACTTCTCTAGTAGGTGCCCAAGCATATTTGTTTGTTTACCTGATATTGAAGGATAGTTAGGTTGAACTAATCCTGAGTATAACATACTCTGAACTTTTTTGTCAAGCTTAACACCATTAATTTCACCACCTGCTAAAGTATTATATACATTATCTGTATATGCTTTTGCTTGTTTAGCTTGCTGTTCTTTTCTTGATTCCTGTTCTGCTAGTTGTCTTGCAATAATCTCTTCTTGCATTCTATCTAACTTTGGTTTAAACTGATTAGCTTTTTGCTCAAGCTTACCCAGATCATTCCAGTCTTCAATTTCTGATTCAATTTCTTCAGCACTACCAAAGTTTGTTGCATATAGATATTGTCTTGCAATTTCAGCTTGATCATATTCATCTGTAGGATCAAGTTGTACAATTTCTTCTACATGTGCTAATGTACGGAAAAGACCTTTTAAATCTTGACCACCGTCAGCAACATACCTTGCAGCAATTTGAAGTTCTTCAGGAAGAGAGTTAAAGAATTCTTTTGGAGTATTCTTTCTTATTTCAGCTTCTCTTTCTTGGAAATTAGCTTCAAACAGTTCTCTGAAATCTTTAGTTGTATATTCTTCTAATGGTTTATCATCATCAAAAGGAACTAAAGCACCCTCTTCAATCATTTTAGATGTTAGTTCAGCAAGACCAGATTTATCAACCTTTGGTCTTCCTTTGTTACCAGCATCTTCTTCTTGAGAGATTAAGCCATCTAACTCAGCAATTGTTTCATCAACATCTGCTTTCTTTTCTGCAGCTTCCTTTTTTTCTTGGGAAGTTGTAGTATTGTCAAGGAACGTGGTATCAATGTTTTCTTTAGAAAATAAAGATTTTGGTTTTTCATCATCTTTATTATTTGGTAACATGATGTTTTCTGCACCAGGGTTTCCAAAGATCTCATCAATGTTAATATCTACTTCACCTACCGTTGTGGTGTCTTTTACCTCATCATTGAGGTCTTTTGTTTCTTCACTCATTTTGTTGTTGGTTTTTTATTTATAATTTAATATACAAAATAAACTTGATAAATTTAAAAGCAGCTATTACTTTTTTTGTACTATATAGCTAACTACTTCTTTTTATTTTCTGAATTTGGTTTATCAAATTTATTTTTGTTGACTCTAGCTATCTCAAGTTGCTTATTTGCTATATCCTGTTGAATTTGTATTTTTCTTTCTTCCAGTCCCATTTTTTCAGATTGCCTCATGTTTTCATTAGACTGTTTTTCTCTTTGAAGTTGTGTTTGTTCTTGATACTGGTCACTCTGACGGATTTCTTTCATAGCATCTATATAGTCTGACTCTTCATTTTTATTTACATCTGCCATAGCTCCATATCCAGAAGCTCTTATTTCAGCAACAAGTATATCTCTTTGTCTATCTTTTTCTTTCTCAGCAGCTTGAGCATCAATTTTCATTTTTTCAATCTCTTGTTGTGATTGAGATTGTTGCTCTTGCATTTGTTGTGCTGACTGTTGTTCTTGTTGTTTCAACTGAGATTGTTTTTCTTCAGATGATTTAAGAGCATTATTAAGTTCTGAAATTGAGTCTGACTGAACAACTTTACCAAGATCATATATACTGGCTCCTGTTGTATTATTTTGCATTGCCATTGTTTTCAACTGTTCTAAGATTGCTCTATGATTTGCTGTTGTTGTACAAAATATATTAAGGTCTCTAAGTAATAAGTCAGTACCATTTATTTGAAAATTAACTTTATCATCTGCTCCAGTAATATATGTAAGTCTACTAGAAGGTTTAGTAGAGTGATAGTACTGAGCTAAGTCTGTACGCATCTGGTGTACTCTAGGCATTAGATAATCACAGTGTTGAATAAAGAATACCTCTGTCTGTGCATAAGACGCTGCAGTAGCTTGTTCTACACCAGTAGCTGTCATTTGAGATAACTGTTGTCCCATTCTTTGTGGATTAACACCTATTACTTCATATGCTTGAGACTTAAAGTGATTAGCTAACTGAATCCTAGACATTAACCTTTCTGTCTGAGATAGATCTAGTTTTTGAAAATGCTGAAAATTAAGGGCATTTTCTGTATTAGAAATACTAGTATCTAAAGGTAGCATTTGAAAGTTCTTCATTGCTACATAAGCTTTAGCTAAGTTTCCTTTCCCCCAGTCTTCTCCTAATGAATGTCTTGGTAAAGTATTCTGATCTAGCATAATAATAGTACCCAGTTCATCTACTAAGATATCTGCAATTTGATTATTAACTATATTATACCCAATCTGGTATGGTTTCATTAAGTCAAGTAATGCAGTTGACTTAGTATTTCTATCAGAAAAAACAGCTCCTTCTACTGGTAACTTACAACCATATAAAGAATTATCTCCTTTAAATTGAAATCTTAATGGTCCAATATGATTCTTATCTACACCAATATATATAGGTGAGAAGCCTCCTGGATTATTCATACCCCAGAAAGAAGGAATATTTGGTCCAATCTTTATACCACCCCAAACTTCATTAATCCATATCCAATCAATATGTTCACCAAAGATTAAGTTATCCTTAGTTTTGTTTTTCATTAACCGTGTATCATAAATAGGTTTGTCATCTACCTTATAATCTTCAGTAATAATTTCTGTAATAACTTCTCCACTATCAGACACCTTAGTTAGATGTCCTATTTTGCGCTGGGATTTCCAATAACCTGTACTTACTCTTAATAAATATGCAGTACCTTGATCAAAGTAATCTTCACCTTCTGACATAATCTGAGCAATAATATCTCCACCATCTAAAACAGATCCTGCTCTCATTGTTGTATATTGCCTATAAGCTAATGAGGGCATGTTGACATTCCACTCATGACTCTTAGTACCATCATAGTATGTACCATCATTTTGATAGCCTCCTACAATATAACCAGCAGATCTAATAGGATATACATTTTCTAAAGCCTCAAGTTGATCTTGTGTTAGAACATATCCAAATTTGTCTATTACATCTGATACAGTCATCATATCAATTTTACCAACCCAGTTTCCTTGTGCTATGTATCTAGCATCTGGTGACTTATGATAAAATGTAACAGGAGGATTCCACAACTCTACTTCATAGTCATCTTCCATCATACGGAAATGCCAGAATTCTCTATCTGTAATAAGCATATCACGGAAACCTCTTTCTTCAAGTTCATCCATTTTAAACCTTTCAACATCTACCTTATGCTGATGTGTTGCCCATTGTTCTGCCATTGATCTATAGTCTTTCTTAAAGAAAGATTCAATCTCAGGTAATGACTTTAATGCATCAGGTGCTAATTGTTGTTGTGCTTCTTCTGATTCAGGATCTAAGCCTTGTTCCAGCAAAGCCGCAGAAAGTTTAACTTGAGCATCTGCCAAAAGAACTTCTTCTACAGCAACTCTTTTTTGCTCAATCATTTCATTATATGAATACTCATCAACTGCCCTATATACTAGTTTAGTAGATCTTTTAGCAAACTCAGCTACTAGAACATTAATAACATTTGGAATAATTGGATAGAATTTAAGCTCAAGTGCAGAGGCATCTTCTCTAGTTAACACTTCTACAATGTCTCTATAGTCATTATCTTCCTCAACTATATAATCTGATTTATCAATAATACCCTTTGCAAGTTTATAGTTCTTCATTATTTTGCGGGCATTCCTGCGGATTTGTTTTAACCCGTTCCATTCTAGCCAATCAAGATTCCAAGCCGCCCACTCATCATCTTTAGATTCTTTAGATAAAAACTGTAGTGGTTGGGTAATACTACCCATTCTATTGTGAGATGTCTTTGCACCTTTCTTAGCTTGTAATGCGTTTATAATCTGCATAATTTTTATTTAAAATTCTTAAATGGAGATCTTTTAGCTCCCTGCCCTCCTGAATAAAAAGATTTACCCATATGTCGGAACGGACTGTTATTTAATTTAAACAAATTTTCTGACTTTTGCAAGTTTTTAGCTGCATCATCCATTATTGTTCTTCTAGCATATCCTCTATTTGCTTGTTGTATTCTCATGAAAGCAACTAAGGCACAGAAAGAAACTAGCCTATCCACATTGACACCGTCAGCATATGCTCTCATTTCTTTAAGCAACATTGGATCTGGAATTCTTTCTATACCATACTTGGTTCTTACTATAGTACCATCTGTTTTAGTTTCCACATCTAATTCTTCTTTAGTATATTCTATAGCATAACTAAGTAAATGTGCTTTAAATAATGTTCCTGTATTTTTCCAACCATATTCCTGGAATACATTAGCATTTGCACCTAAGTCCTTTAAAAACATTATTTGACTCTTAGGTACTAAATACTTTTGTTTCTTTCTAGATATCATATACTGTATGAAAAGAGATATGTTATTCTCTATAACTGTCCATGCATTATACCATTCTATAATTAATTCCAGTCTCTGGTGAGTTTTATTGATATCATCAAACCTGCCGCACCAAGCAGCTACAATTTTATCTGGCTCTATGTATGTTTCTGTTTCTGTGCCTGTTACTTTAGTTACTTCAACTGGAGCTTTCATTACATATATAGAACATAATGAATCAGACGTTGTGGTGTTATGCGTAACTAAAGCATGTTCTGTAACATAAAGATTATCAGGAGCATCAACAGATATACACACTGCTTCTGCATCATCCATATATTCTATATTTGTTATGTATCTACTAAATACTTTTGATGGTCTATAAATCTCTCTTTTTCTTTTTAATATAAAAGGATTAAAATATTCAGGTAATAATACTCTTACAATATACGAATCTAAATGAGTTGTTTTTTTACATCTTATTTTTGCTATTCCTCCTAATGATTGTACTAATTCAACAACTTGATAAGCTAATTTTTTTGAGGATGAATAAAATTCTGCTCCATGATTTGAATAAGAACCATCTGTATCCATCAACCCTTGTAATAAAGATAATCTATTAGATCCCCTGGCATACATATATTCATGAGGTATAAATTTATCTTCAGACCTTTTACCTTTTAAACCTAATTCTTTTAATCTTTTAGTTAATGAATTTCTTGAACCAACTTTTGTAATAATTGCATAATCACAATTTGCATTTTTAACTTTTTTTATTAATAAGTCATCTTCTAATATATGTTCAATAGAATTAATTAACTCTGTATCAACTGTACTAAATCTACTAGATCTTTGAGATAAACCTCCATCACCTAATAGCAA